CGATCAAGTCGAGAGGCAACGCGCGCGTAGAGCCTACGACAAGAAAGGCATCGACAGATCAGGCAAAGACATTGACCACATCAAACCTTTGCGTGCTGGAGGCAAGTCAACAACAGGCAACACACGCCTGCGTAATAAGAGCGCAAACCAAAGCGACAACGGAAAATAATAGCTCGGAGAAGCAATGGAAATCATAGAAGACAAAGCAATAGTTTTACGCACAAGGAACCCGCACAAGTACTCAATCATTCCTAAAAGCAAGGCCATGCCCCGTGCAGACGGTGGCTACGATGTCGCTGTTTACTGGGGTCTTGACGAAGCGCGGGTGTTGCGTAACCTAGGCGTTAAAAATGTACCATCGCCTATTACTAGGCGCTATGACTGGCCGGGGCGTTACAAGCCCATGGCGCACCAGATCGAGACTGCAGCGTTCCTGACGATGTACAGGAGAGCGTTCGTGTTCTCGGAGCCCGGCACGGGCAAAACATTGTCAGCGCTCTGGGCGGCTGACTACTTGATGAAGCTCAAGAAGGTAAGGCGTGTGCTCATCCTGTGCCCCTTGTCGATCATGCACAGCGCATGGATGGGTGACATCAACAACAGCGTGATACACCGCTCTGCCGTTATCGCGCACCATCCGCAAGCTAGTCGGCGCATCGAGATGATTCAGCGTGACTACGAGATCGTTATTGCCAACTACGAAGGGCTTAACCTGATTGCTGATGAGGTGCGTAACGATGGCCGGTTTGACCTTGTGATTGTGGATGAAGCCAACGCATACAAGACACCCACAACCAAGCGCTGGAAGGCGCTTAACTCCATCCTGACACCCAGCACGTACCTGTGGATGATGACGGGCACTCCAGCCTCGCAGTCGCCTGTGGATGCGTACGGGCTGGCTAAGCTAGTTAACCCCGACAATGTGCCACGCTTCCTGACAGCATGGCGCGATCAGGTCATGAACAAAATTACGCTGTTCAAGTGGGCTCCCAAGCCAGACGCCAAGGACAAGGTGCATGAGGCTCTGCAGCCTGCCATTCGCTTTACCAAAGCGCAGTGCCTTGACTTGCCACCAGTCATCACCATGACTCGTGAGGTTGCTCTGACCCCACAGCAACGCAAGTACTACGAGATGCTCAAAGACCGCATGCTGGTGCAAGCCGCAGGCGAGACCATCACAGCAGTCAACGCCGCCGCAGGCGTATCCAAACTTTTGCAGATCAGTTGTGGTGCGGCCTACACAGACGACAAGGAAGTTGTGGAGTTTGATTCAGCGCCCCGCCTTGCTGTGCTTGAGGAGATATTGGAGGAGACCAACCGCAAGGTCATCATCTTCGCCCTGTTCCGAAGCACCATCGACACCATCAGCAACTACCTCACCAAGAAGGGCATCGTCAACGAGTGCATCCACGGAGACATTACGCCTAGTAAGCGTGGACAGACGATCAATCGCTTCCAGACTGAGGAAGACCCACGTGTACTGGTGATGCAGCCTGCGGCCTCTGCGCACGGCATTACGCTCACTGCCGCTGATACTGTGGTGTTCTATGGGCCACTCATGAGCGTTGAGCAGTACATCCAATGCTGTGCCCGTGCTGACCGCAAGGGACAAGACTCAGACAAAGTTACCGTGATTCACATTCAGGGTAGCGCCATTGAGCAGAAGATGTTTAGAGCGTTGGAAGGGAAAGTTAGCGATAACTTACTACTGACCGACATGTTTGAAACTGAAATTAAATCTTGAAAGGGGCTTGCAACGATTAAAAATACATGTAAACTGTCCAACCTTAGACAATAATTAAACCGGAGAAGCAAATGTCAGAAGACTCAGTACCGCTAGACAAACTAGCAAAAATCTACCGCAAACTGCGTAGCAAGATTGCCGACCTGACCCAAGAGTACGACACGCAAGTGGAAGTGCTCAAGGCGCAACAGGAAGAGATCAAGAACGCAATGAAAGACCAGATGAAGGCGCTTGGCGTTACATCTGTACGAACTCCAGAAGGCACAGTGGTGCTGTCTGTGAAGACGCGTTACTCAACCCAAGACTGGGACGAATTTAAGAAGTTCGTCATAGCCCACGAAGCTCTTGAGCTTTTGGAGAAGCGCATCGCCCAGACCAACATGAAGCAATTCTTGGACGAAAACCCCGGGGTCGTACCGCCCGGCCTGAACTCAGCATCTGAGTACGACATCTCTGTACGCAAACCAACTTGAGAAGACTATGAAACTACCCGTAGCCACCCCTGAAGACAAGGCACGTAGGCAAACCGCCATGGACGTCATGATGAATGCCGCATTACCGCTTGATCTATCAGCTAAAGACTTGCTAGAAGTCACATTAAATCTTTACGCCCACTGCATTGTGCGCCTTGGCGTTTCTGACGAAGTGGGCCTACAAGCAATTACCGCATGCCTCCATGAGTTGCGTGCCCGTGAAGCCAGTGAAACCAATCCAACCATCAACTAAGGAAATAAAAATGAGCAATATTGCAATGTTCAACCCCTCAAACGTGCCAGCTTTCGCTAAGAACGCGGCTCTGTCTGCAACTACTTTGGCCTTGGCTGGCGGTGTCAACACCAGTGCCGGCATGAAGCGCGTCTCCATCAAGGGTGGCGTGTTCCGCTTGCTCGCTGGTGGCAAAGAGATCGCCGCGATTGACGAGCGCTTCTTGGATGTGATCGTGGTCAAAGCTGCCCCCAAGGTCAGCCGTATTTTCTACGCAGGCTCGTATGACAAAGATGCGGCTGCAGCCGCCCCTGACTGCACCTCTGGTGATGGCGAGAAGCCTGATGCCGGTGTGAAGAACAAGCAGTCCTCAAGCTGTGCCACATGCCCACAGAACATCGCTGGGTCTGGCAATGGTCAAAGCCGTGCCTGCCGTTACCAACAGCGCTTGGCTGTGGTCTTGGCTAACAACCCCGAAGGCGATGTCTTGCAGGTCACCCTGCCCGCTACGTCCATCTTTGGCAAAGAAGAAGGCGACAAGCGCCCCTTGCAGGCATACGCCCGTGCTATGGCGGCTCAGACTCCTCCTGTGAACTTGGACTCCATCGTGACCCGCATGAAGTTTGATACCAAGGCTGAGTCACCCAAGCTGATCTTCTCTCCTGTGCGTTGGTTGACTGATGACGAGTACGAGATTGTGCAGACCCAAGCCACATCCAAAGATGCTGAGAAGGCCGTAGCCTCTACCCCTGCCGCTATGGATGGCGTTACTAGTCCAGCTCCTTTGGCCATCGAAGGCAAGCGCCCTGTGGCCAAGCCTATGGGCGAGATGCTTGACGAAGACGAGGAGCAAGCTATGGCTGAAGTCAAGGCTACCAAGGCCAAGAAAGCCAAGGCTGTCGAAGTGGAAGCCGAGGAAGAGCCAGAAGTGCGCAAGGCTCCTGCCAAAGTTGAAGCCGCCCCAGCTAAGAAGAACAAGCTGGCCGACATCGTTGCTGATTGGGACGATGAGTAAGCACACAGGGGGCTTCGGCCCCCTTTAAAACTATGGCGTACTCTCAAAAAATCATTGACGAAGTAGCTAAGACACCCAAGTCTCTGGGCAACCAGCTTGGGCGTTGGGCGATCCATCTTGACTTCCCCGTCACGAAGATTGCCTATGCGCTTGGCGTCTCTCGTCAGACCGTTTACAACTGGTTTACAGGCACAGAAGTGTTTGTGGCCTATCGTAACCGCGTCGAATTCTTAACCAAAATAATGCAGACCTCACGCACAGCGGATGAGGCATGGAGAAAAATATGTACGGAATACAACCTAGATCCCTCACTACGCAAGAACTGATTCGCTTTGCCGAAGACTTGGTGCACACCAAAGAAGGTCTGCCTAGAAATTGGCAGATGGAACTTCTCAGCCGCCTTGCGGGTTACCCCGTCATGGAGCGCCCAACGACTAAAGATTCGCGTCAACTCGAACTTTTTTAAACCGCAAGGACTTCAATGACCCCGCTTGAGTTTTTAGCGGTTGTTCTGCCACCGCCAGAATTTGGTCGGTACTGCGTAGCAGAACTCACAAAGAAAGAGCACGTTTTTACTGCGTCTCTGGATACTACGCCTGCGCACATCAAACGTTGGCATGACAGCAAATTGGACATCTACTTTGCCTTGGCTACCTTTGGCGATGAAGATAATCGACAGGCTGTTAATGCTCGGTACGTGAAATCTTTGTTTATTGACATGGATGGCTACGCATCGAAGAAGGATGCGGCACAAGCTCTCAGCGCGTTTTTAAGTAAGACAGGCATGGATGCCCTAGGTACGCCATATGTCGTGGGTTCTGGTGGCGGTTTGCACTGCTACTGGCCTTTGACTGAGGCCGTGCCTGTCGACTCTTGGAAGCCCGTGGCCGAGAACTTCAAACGCTTGTGTAAACAGGAATCTTTGGCTATCGACATGACTGTGACGGCAGACGCCGCCCGTGTCTTGCGTGTGCCTGAGACTACCAACTTTAAGAAGAAGTACGCGACACCGCGCCCCGTGCGCATACTAACTGAGGGTGATGTGTTTAGCTTCGAGGGGTTGGCTTCTCTCATAAGAGATAAGCTCACAGGCTCAGTCTATGAGCCTGTAGCTGTGCCTAAGATTGACTTGGCTGGCACCCGTCCATCTGCGGCTTCTGCTCCCTCTGCGACCAGTGTCAAGCTCTTTGAAAACAGCGTGACCAAGTTCAAACCAATTTGGCTGGCTACGCAAAACAATCGTGGGTGCGGCCAACTGGCCAACTACGTTGAACACGCAACCGAAGAAGGCATGGAACCAATCTGGCGTGGCTTGTTGTCATGGACTAAGGTCTGTGAAGACGGCAACAAGGCGGCAGTATGGCTGAGCAAGATGCATCCGTATGAGCCTGAGCGCATGAACCAAAAGCTTCAGAGCATCAAAGGCCCCTACCCTTGCATCAAGATGGACTCCGAGAACCCCGGCATTTGCCCAAGCTGTACGCATTGGGGCAAGATCACCAACCCACTGATCTTGGGGCGTGAGTTGGCTGTCGAGGTTGAGGAGAAAGAGATCGAGGTAAAGCTCTCAAGCGATAGCTCGGTCACGCAGAAAGAAACCATCAAAGTCATGCGCCCAACACCGCCACGGGGCTACTCTTATGGAGCCAACGGCGGCACGTTCATGGAGCGCACAGTAGAAGACGATGAGGGCGTTAAGTCCAAGAAGCAAGTCATGCTACTGCCCTACGAACTGTTTGTTGTTGACATACTCAACAGCAACGGGGATCACACAGTGCACCTGATAGCTCTCAAGCCTGATGGTGCTGTAAACATAACCATGGCGCAAAAAGCTGTGGTTAGTAAAGACGAGACTGTTAAGGCTCTAGCCAACCAGAACGTGGTTGCTGCTTTCGGCCATAACAATGACAAAAACCTATTTGAATATGTGAGGGCATGTGTGGAAGAAGCTAGTACAAGCAGACCTGCTATAAAGGTTCCTGACAGCTACGGCTGGCAGACAGACAATACTTACGTGTACGCAGGGCGTATCTTCAGTAAGGGCAAACCCCCAGTCAAGGTGCCAATGCCGGGTCTGGAGAACATCACAGTAAACACCGAACCCAAGGGAACCATTGAGGCTTGGCGCGACTTCATTAACATGTTAATCGCCAAGAAGATGTGGGGGCACTTAGCCGTAATCCTTGCCGGTGCTGGCGCACCTTTCATGCGCTTTACAGGCATCTACGGCATGACATACCACTGCGCCAGCACCGAGTCTGGTACAGGCAAGACCCTGTCGCTAGAAGCTGCTGCTTCAGTATGGGGACACCCAACGCACTACCGCACAGGCAAGAGCACTTCTCCTGTAGCTATGCAACAACGCCTAGGCTTACTCAACAGCCATCCGCTTATCACGGATGAGATCACCGCCAAGAACCGAGCCGCCCCTGAGTGGTTGCCTGAGTTTCTCCTCGACATGACCGAGGGTCGCGGCAAGGAGCGTATGGAGTCTGGCTCCAACAAGGAACGCCTGAACCTCTCGACATGGATGACTGTGTGCTTGATGTCGTCTAACACGCACGTTGTTGACTACTTGACAGGTGGCCGTGACCATTCATCTGAGGGTGAGCTACGTCGTCTGCTTGAGTTTACGTTTGAGGAAGCGCTGACATGGGAGCCGCATGAGATTGAGATCATCAAGTCTTTGCAGTCTAACTACGGC